TAAAATACTTGGTTGAAGAAACCAAGGGCAAGCAGAAAGAACATTTCATTGAAGGTATCTTTCTCCAATCAGAACTGAAGAATCGCAATGGGCGTGTTTATCCAGAGAAGGTTATGGATAACGAAGTTGCCCGTTATGTAAAAGAGTACGTTGAGAAAAATCGTGCATACGGAGAATTGGGTCATCCTGATTCACCGACAATCAACCTTGATCGTGTGTCACATATGATCCAGTCATTGAAGAAAGAAGGTACGAATTATATTGGTAAGGCAAAGATTTTGAATACACCTATGGGAAACATTGCCAAGGGTCTGCTTGATGGTGGAGCAAATCTAGGTGTATCTAGTCGAGCAATCGGTTCATTGAAGGCGAACCACAGTGGCGTGCAGGTTGTACAGGATGACTTTATGTTATCCACTGCTGCTGATCTTGTGGCAGATCCTTCGGCACCAGAAGCATTTGTAAGAGGTATTATGGAAGGCATGGAGTGGATTTTTGTTGATGGGAAATTCGTGGAAAGGAATATTGATGATGCGAAGCGTAGTATTAGAAACGCTCCATCAAGTAGATTGGAAGAGACAAAAATTCTTGCCTTTCAAACATTTTTAACCAGTATTAAGTAACACTAAATAATATAGTATAGGAGATTAATATGTCAATTGAACAAAAGATCGCAAGTCTAATTGAAGAATCAAAAGTTCTTCAAGACGAGACAGCAGAACAAGTAGAAGAAATTACCGAAGAAGAAACCACCGAAGAAGTAGTTGCAGAAGAAGTAGTTGCTGCAACAGAAGAAATGCGTATCGATGTTTCTGAAGATATCGCTGCTCTAGTAAACGGTGAAGATCTTTCTGAAGAATTCAAAACTAAGGCAACAACAATTTTTGAAGCAGCAGTTGTAACTCGAGTAAAGCAAGAAGTTGCTAAACTTGAGGAAGAGTTTGACGTTCGCTTGGATGAACAAGTTGAGCAGATCAAAGAGGGTTTAATTGAAAAAGTTGATGGATACCTCAACTACATAGTTGAGCAGTGGATGGAACAGAATGAGCTTGCCCTTGAGTCTGGTATAAAGTCTGAGATCGTTGAGAACTTTATCGGAAAACTAAAAGATGTATTTGTTGAATCATACATCGATGTACCTGAAGACAAATACGATGTAATCGGTGCAATGGAAGAAGCAATCCAAGCACTTGAAGTGAAATTAGACGAAACAGTTGAGTATGCTGTCGAAATGTCCACAGAACTAGGACTAATGAAGCGTGCAACTATCGTTGAAGAATCAGCAAAGGGTCTTGCCGACACAGACGTTGAGAAGTTCAAAAGTCTTGCCGAAGAATTATCCTTTGAAGATGCAGAAACATTTTCCGTAAAGTTACAAACGATTCGTGAAAATTATTTTGGTAAGAAAACCACTTCTGGAATCCAACCAGTAGTAACAGATAGCGCAGTTCAAATTACTGAAGATAAGGTTTATAGTTCAACTATGAGCGCATATCTAAAGCAATTAGACAACGCTAAGTAAATCATAAATTAATTAGGAGTTATAATATGTTATCCCGTCAAGAACTACAAAAGAAATGGGCACCAGTACTCAACCATGAGTCTATGCCTTCAATCAAGGACAGCTATCGTCGTGAAGTTACTGCTGTTCTACTAGAAAACCAAGAACGTGAAATGGCGAAGTCTGCTGAAGCATTGTTCGAAACAGCACCGGCAAACGTCGGTGGTACAGGACTATCACAAGGTGGTCTAGGTGCAATGACAGGTGCAGTTGCTGGTTATGATCCAGTACTAATCTCTCTAGTTCGCCGTGCTGCTCCACAACTTATCGCTTACGATATTTGCGGCGTTCAACCAATGACCCAACCAACAGGTTTGATCTTTGCAATGAAGGCACGTTACTCAGCACCTGGTTCTGCAGAAGCGTTGTTCAACGAAGCAGACACAGAGTTCTCTGGTGACTTCAATGCATTGTTTGATGGTGATGCTGGTGCTACTACAGATCCACAATCTTCACTCTCAAACCCAACAACTGGTGTAAACACTGGCGTTGGCATGAGCACAACATCTGCTGAAGGTGGTCCAATCGGCGGCACATTCAACGAAATGGCATTCAGCATTGAGCGTACAAGCGTTGTTGCTAAGACACGTGCGTTGAAGGCAGAATACTCAGTCGAACTAGCACAAGACTTGAAGGCAGTACACGGTCTAGATGCAGAAAACGAACTAAGCACAATTCTTTCAACAGAAATTCTTGCTGAAATCAACCGTGAAGTTGTTCGTACAATCTACATCGCTGCTAAGGTCGGTGCTCAAGTCGGTACAGCAACACCAGGTACATTCGACTTGGATGTTGATTCAAACGGTCGTTGGTCAGTTGAAAAATTCAAGGGTCTCTTGTTCCAAATCGAACGCGATGCCAATGCAATTGCTCAACAAACACGTCGTGGCAAGGGTAACTTCATCATCTGTTCTTCAGATGTAGCAAGTGCTCTAGCAATGGCAGGTGTTCTTGATTACGCTCCTGCGTTGTCTACCAACCTAAATGTTGATGAAGCATCTACAACATTCGCTGGTGTTCTAAATGGTCGTTTCAAGGTATATGTTGATCCATATGCTTCTAACCAATCTGCAAATCAGTTCTTCGTTGTTGGGTACAAGGGTCAGTCAGCATTTGATGCTGGTATGTTCTATTGCCCATACGTTCCTCTCCAATTGGTTCGTGCTGTTGATCCTAACACATTCCAACCAAAGATTGGTTTCAAGACACGTTATGGCATGGTTGCAAACCCATTCACAACACTAGATGCTACCAATGGTCTATACACAAATAGCAATTACTACTATCGCAAGATTCGCGTAATCAACCTAATGTAATATTGGGTTTATATTTGTTGTAAAGAAAGGGACTCGATGTTTGAGTCCCTTTTCTTTGGTGTAAAAAAAAGGGAACCACGAATGGGTTCCCAAAGACTGCTCTCGCGGCAGTTCGATAATATTTATATAAATAGTAACATACACCGGAGAATACTATGACAATACTATCATGCCCCTTCCCATCCAATGTGAATCCTTTATCATCTAATGGGTTTAGATTTGGCATACAGAAAACACCTGAAATAGAGTTTTTCTGTCAGTCGGCAACAATACCAGGTCTCACACTGAACCAGCATAATCTTGCCACACCATTATCAAACCTCGCGTTGCCAGGTGCTACGCTGGACTTTACTCCATTGGATATTGAGTTCATGGTAGATGCTGAAATGAAAAACTATCTATCAATATGGAACTGGATGATCGGTCTAGGATTTCCAGAAACATGGCAACAGTACACGGATTTTCTCTCAACCGATGCACTTGGCAGTAACACTGAACTTAGCAAAAATTTATCTGATGGCACTCTATCCATTCTCAATAATTCTTTTGTGCCGATCCAGACCATCCAGTTTGTTGGACTATTTCCTATCTCCATAAATACACTGACGCTGCAAGCAACTTCTACAGATGTAAATTATTTGATCTGCAGTGCAAGTTTTCAATATAGTTACTATAAGTTCATCACTGACTGAAATCTTAATTTTTATAAATAGAGTATATGTTATCTAAACATATGTCCTTCGCGATGCTAGAAACATCCAAGGACTCTAACACTTTCAAGGAGTATCAGCATGACTATTTATCCAACCTATCTATACATCAAGCAGCACTCAGTTACAGGTCTCAAGTATTTCGGTAAAACTACTAAAGACCCACTCAAATATAATGGATCTGGTAAACGATGGTTACGGCACCTCAAAAAACATGGTACAGAACACGTTATATCCATCTGGGTATCCGAACCTTATATTGATTCTGATGCCATTACAGAGTTCGCACTTACATTTTCCATAGAAAATAATATAGTCGAATCAAAGGACTGGGCGAACCTAATACAAGAAAATGGATTAGATGGCAATATTCGAGGTTCAACCCGTTCCGATAAAACTAAACAAAAACTCAAAGAAGCATGGAAAACTAGACCTCCTCAGACAGAAGAAACCAAAAAAAAGAAAGCAGAGGGATCAAGGAATCAGTCTGCTGATTCTAGAAAAAAGCAAGGGGATAAAATAAGAGGTAGAAAACAATCTGTTGAACATGTAAAAAAACGTACTGGTGGACAAAAAGGTAGAACTCATTCTACAGAATCTAAACAGAAAATGTCTGGTCCACGTGGACCTAATATAACGAAAGGTATACCTAAAGGACCTCAACCCAAAGTCGAATGCCCACATTGCGGTTTAGTGGGAGGATCCAGTAATATGACACGACACCACTTTGATAATTGTAAGATGAAACCCATATAAATAGTAACGTGAGGAGAAATATACACTATGAACATTACAGAAATTCAGGACATGTGGGATATCGACTGTCAGATAGACGACTTCCATCTTGGTGAGTCATCAACTACCACCCCAAAGTTACATGCCAAGTATATTAGATTGCTAGTTGAGGTCAAACTCAAGATCGCAAAAACAAAACTAGACTACAACACTCTGAGACAAACAAAGTTCAGATACTATCGTGGTGAGTTACCCCGTGAAGAATTATCTGAGTTGGGATGGGATCAATGGCAAGGAAACAAACCATTGAAGACTGAGATGGATGAATTCCTAACAGGTGATACTGATCTCAATAATACCCATATCAAAATCGAATATCTCAATACTATGCTGTATCTTTTAGAATCAATCTTGACCACTATCAAGGGTCGTGACTGGAGTATCCGTAATGCTATCCAGTGGAAACAATTTCTGGCAGGTGCATGATAACTATAGAAAAACTTGATGAGGTGCATCTGCGTGTTCTTACAGATGAGTCAATTGCACAAGAACTATCTGACTACTTTAAGTTTAGAGTAGAGGGTTACCAGTTCATGCCATCATACAAAGCAAAGTTGTTTGATGGTTACATTAGACTATATGACCTCCACCGTAAAACTCTTTATGTCGGTCTCTATGATTTTCTATTGAAGTTTGCCAAGACGCATGACTATGAAGTAAAGACAGTTGGACCAGTGACTATCGATAATAATATTAGTATGGCAGAAGTCAATGAATATGTAAAGTCTCTTGATCTATATGGGCATGGCAAACCAATTGCCATTCGTGACTATCAAATTGATGCTATTCATAATGCTATCAATAATCAACGCACCATACTTCTGTCTCCAACTGGCAGTGGTAAAAGTTTGATCCTGTATAGTCTCGCGCGCTGGCATATCAAACATAATAGAAAGTTACTAATCCTCACACCCACTACTCTGCTGGTGGAACAACTCTATAATGATTTTGCTGACTACTCCAGTAACAATGGTTGGTCCGTTGATGATCACTGCCAAAAGTTATACTCTGGATTCACACGGGACTTTTCCAAGCATGTCATGATATCCACGTGGCAAAGTATCCATAGACAACCCAAGGCATGGTTCGAACAGTTCGATGTATTATGTGGAGATGAGGCGCATCAGTTCAAGGCAAAGTCATTGGTATCAACCCTGGAGAAGATGACCCACATACAACATAAGATTGGAACCACTGGAACACTTGATAATAAGAAAGTAAATTCTTTGGTGTTACAAGGGATATTTGGACCTATCCATAGAGTAACTACCTCAAAAAATTTGATGGATGCCGGTACACTTGCCAAGTTGAACATCATTTGTATCGTGCTAAAATATGATGAGGTAACTAGAAAAGCAAACAAGGATTTGAAGTATCAGGAGGAGATTGACTTCATTGTCTCTAATAATAAGAGAAATCAGTTCATAAAAAATCTAACACTAAATACTAAAGGGAATACTCTTGTACTGTTCACTTATGTGGAGAGACATGGTGCTGTGTTATATGACCTGATCAAGAATGGTGCCCATGACGATAGGAAAATCTTTTTCGTGCATGGTGGAACTGAAGTTGAAGACAGAGAGGCAATCAGACATATAACTGAGAAGGAATCAGATGCTATTATCGTGGCATCATTTGGAACACTAAGTACAGGTGCCAATATTCCTTCCATTGAAAATGTCATATTCGCTTCTCCCAGTAAGTCAAAGATTAGAAATCTCCAGTCTGTTGGTAGAGGTCTAAGAATGAAAGATGGCAAGACTGAATGTAAGTTGTATGATCTTTCAGATAACTTGTCTTGGAAGAATAGTAAGAATTACACGTTGCTGCACTTTGCTGAAAGGTTGAAAACCTACTCAGAAGAGAATTTTGATTATCGTATAGTTGAGGTGAATTTGTGATTGAAGATTTTGAAGAAGAGTATATACCAGAGTACCTATGTATTAAGTTTGCATCTGGTGAGATTGTTATTGGTGAATTGGTTGAAGAGACAGCTGACGACATAGTGCTTGGTGGAGTTATGTCTGTGTCA